ATGATCTTCTACGCGCAAGAAACTCAGCAAGACGTTTTTGTACGGCTTATGCCGGGGCAAAGCATCGTTGTTGGCAACGTCACGCACCCGTGGCAGATCATGGAGCTATGGTCAGCACCCGAGCTTGCGGCAATCGGCCTCTATCGGTTGTCTGTCGATGTGCCTACCGGGCGATCTGTAAGCGACATCACTATTGCCCGCGTCGGCAACGATGTCGTTGCAACACCAGTCCTGGTGCCGATCTCCGAGCGGGATGTCATCGCGGAGCGTGCGCGCCGCCTCGCCGCTGGCTTCAATTATGACTTCGGTGATGATCGCGGCGTACACCGCATCGGCACCACCGATCAGGATATGATCGGATGGCGTGAGGTTACGGACCTCGCAAACGCCTATGTCGCTGCGGGCGACACAACCTCGACCATCGCCATCGTGACCGATACCGGACCGGTGGTGGTTACGGCGATGGAGTGGCAGGCGATCCTGGTTGCTGCCGGCGCGTTCCGACAACCGATCTGGACCGCAAGCTTCGTGATCCAGGCGATGGACCCGATCCCGGACGACTATGCCGACAATAGTCGGTGGCCGTAAGGCCGCCGGTAAACACCGACCCACCAGCCGGCCGCCTTCGGGCGGCCTTTTCTTTTGGAGCAAGAGACAATGTCCGATCCCACGTTCGGAATTTCCATCACGCGCGTCGATAACGAGCCGCGCCCCGCCATCGTCAGCGATATGTCGGTGGTCGGTCTGGTCGGCACGGCGCCGAGCGCCAACGCGCAGACCTTTCCGCTCAACACGCCGGTCGCGATCTACAGCGACGACGCTGCGGCGTTGACCGCGCTCGGCGAGGACGGGTCGCTGCCCGACGCCATCGCCGGCATCAACGATCAACTCGGCGAGTTCCAGGTTGCGGCGCGCGTCGTCGTGGTGCGGATAGAGCCCGGCGATGATACCGACGCGGCCATCGCGAACGCAGTCGGATCGCAGGCGGCAAAAACTGGCATCTGGGCGTTGGCCTCGTCCGGCCCGCTGCTCGGCGTGATCCCGCGCCTGATCGCCGTTCCGGGCCTCACGTCGCAACAGGACAAGGGCCTCGCCACACTGACGCTCGGCACCCAGGGCTCGGATATGACCGAGGCACCGACTGTCGGGTTCACCGGCGGCGGCACCGATCCCGACAAGGAGTTGCCGACCGCCGAGGCGGTGATGGGGACCGGAGACGACGCGGACAAGGTCGTCGGCCTGACGATCCTGACCGCCGGCAAGAACCTCACCGACACGCTGGTCGTGACGTTCAGCGGTGGCGGCGACGACGAGAACAAGGTTCTTCCGACCGCAACGGCCGTCGTCGAGACGCTCGCGAACCCGGTGTGCGCCGCCTTGCCGGCGGTGTTGAACAAGCTCCTCGCGGTGGCTGTGGTCGATGGCCCCGCCACGACGCAACAGGACTACACCGACTGGCGCGAGACGATCCAAAGCGAGCGGCTGATCCCGGTCGAAACCGCCGTGAAGGTCGGCGTCGATGCGACCGTGAAGCCGGCGTCGCCGCGCGTGATCGGCATCGCGGTCCGCCGCGACCATCAGTTCGGCGGCCGACCGTTCCACTCGTGGGCGAACCAGCCGGTGCAGGGGATCGTCGGGCCGAGCCGTCCCATCGACTTCTCGCTCACCGATGGCGCGACGGAGGGGCAGGCGCTTATCGCGCAGAACGCCGGCATCATCGTGCGCGGCGAGATGGGCGTGGAGACGGCCATCGCTTCGGGCGGCTTCGTCTACATCGGGACGGACACCTGCGCCGAGGACACGCTGTGGCAGTTCTATCACGTCGTGCGCGGCCGGGACTTCATCCACCTGATGTTCCTGCGGACGCTTCGCGGCTTCCTTGGGACGCGCAACATCGACTATGGCACGGTCCAGGACATCTTGGACACGATGCGGTTCGCGCTGCGCGACATCAAGGCGGACGGCGACATCCTCGATTACAAGGTCGGCTTCACGCGCGACCAGAACAGTCCCGAGCAGCTTCGCTTGGGCAAGTTCGTCGTGGACTTCGCCGCCGAGGAACCGCCCGTGCTGCGCTACCTGGGCATCCGCTCGTCGCGGTATCGCGCTGCCCTCGACATTCTGCTCGACGATCTGCTCGCGCAGATCGACGTCGCGGCCTGATCGACGCGGCGCCGGCTTCGGCCGGCGCCGTTCCCACCTTCCATCCAATAGGAGATCGACGCGATGTCGCTCTTTATCATTGAGGCCGCGAACCTGTTTTGCGGCTCGCACGACCCGTCCAACTCGAAGCACCTTTCGATCCAGGAACTCAAGCTGCCGACGCTTGAGGCTGATTATCAGGATCACCAGCCCGGCGGTTCGCGCGTCGGCATCGAGATCGAGGTCGGCATCAAGAAGCTTGAGCCGACGTTCAAGCTGGTCGGGTTCGACCCGGCGCTTCTGATCCAGTTCGGCCTCGGCTCGAAGGTGAAGAACCTTTACACGGCCTATGGCGAGATCAAGGACCGCCGCACCGGAAAATCCACCGAACTGCGCGCCGTGATGGAAGGTCGCCTCGGCAAGATCGAGGCCGACGCATACAAGCGCGGCGATCTGCCGGCGACCGATTACGCCATCAACGAGATCACGCACTACGAGGTCTATTTCGACGGTCAGGAGAAAATCTTCTGGGACTTCTGGACCAATGCGTGGCGTGTCAACGGCACCGACGAGAACGCCACGACCAACGCGATCCTCCGCATCCCGCGCACGATCTGATCGTGCCATCACCGCCGGCCGGTAACGCCCGGCCGGCGGAACGACAATAAACGAACAGCAAGGAGTGCCTCCAATGACCGACGAAGTGAAACAGGGCGCAGCCCAAGTCACCGAGAAGTCGTTCCCTCTCAAATTTCCGATCACGTACACGCCAGCGGACGGAAAGCCCGTCACGATCTCGGCGCTGAAACTACGCCGGACACGCGGCAAGGAAATGCGCCTCATCGAGGAGGTGTCAGCGAAGGGCGGCGGCGAGACGGCGTTGATGCTCGCGCTGCTTGCGTCCATCAACGATCTGCCTGTCGATGCGCTGGACGAGATCGACGCCGAGGACTTGATCGACCTCTCCGAGGCGGCAAACGATTTTTTTCCCTCGAAGGTGCGGCAGGCTGGCGGTCAGTGATCGCCGACGTGGCGCACGTCCTATCGACGCCGATCCCGATGCTCTTGGAGATGGAGTGGCGCGAGATTTGTGCGTGGCACGACGAGGCCGCGCGCATCTTCAAGGCCGCACATTAAGGTGGTGCTGTGGCAACACTGACTTCTCAACTCCTGATCCGTCTTATCGACGGAGTATCGGGGCCGGCGCGCGTTGCCGTGGCCGGGCTGCGGACGATCCAAACCGCAGCCCGTGGCATGTCCACGGGCTTCGCTGCGACGCAGATGCGCCTCGGGGCTGCGCTTGAGGCAAACAACGCCAAGCTGGCGGCGATGCGCGGCCGTATGTTCGAGGCCGCAGCCGGTGCGTGGGCGCTTGAGCGCGCCTTGTCGCCGACGTTTAAGACGGCGATGGACTTCGAGACGGTCCTCGAAGACCTCGGGCAGAAAGCCGACATGTCGGGCGAGCGGCTTACCGCGGTCGGTAAGCGTATCCGCGAGATCGGTCGCCAGACCAACCAGGGTGCGCTCAGCGTTGCCAAGGGCATCGACTTCTTGGTCGGCATGGGCCTGGGCGGCAAGACCGATCAAGAGAACGTCGATAACGCTCTAGCGATGGCGCCCGCCATCGGAAAGGCGACGACGGCGTTCCGCGCCAACTTCGAGGAAATGGCGAAGTCGGCACACGCGATCTTCTTCAACCTCAAGACGCCAGCGAACGAGGTCGAGCGCGCCATCGACGCGATGGCGATGGCCGGTCAGCAAGGCGGCTTCGAGTTGAAGGACATGGCGAAGTCCTTCTCGCAGATCACGGCCACGGCGCAGTTCTTCGGCGAGCATGGCGTGCCAGCGGTCGCCGACCTCGCTGCCGCGTTGCAGGTTGCACGAACCGGCGCGCAGGACGGCGAGGCCGCCGCCAACAATATGATGAACTTCTTTCAGAAGCTCACCCTCAAGGAGACGATCAAGAACTTCAAAAAGTTCGGAATAGACGTCACGCGGGAACTCAAGTTTGCGCGCGAGAAGGGTCTGTCACCCATCGAGCATATCTTGAACGTCCTCCGAAAGGCGACGAAAGGTGACGCCGACCTGATCTCGCAAATCTTCGGCGACAAGCAGGTCTTGGAGTTCATCCGCCCGATGTGGGAGGGGATGAAGCGTTACCAGGAGATTAGGCAGGCTGCGCTTGATGCACAGGGGTACACCGAGCGCAACTTCCAGCGGCGTCTAGAGACATCGGAGGAAAAGCTTAAGCGGTTCACCGTTGGCCTCGAAAACCTCCGCATCAGTCTCGGCAACGCCTTGCTCCCTGGATTGACCGCAATCACCGATGCGCTCGGCCCTATCGTCCGGCGGATCGAGGCTTGGGTCGAAGCGAACCCGAAGCTCGCGGCGTCCATTGTGGCGGTGACGGCTGGTTTGATCGGACTGCGTATCGCGGCGCTCGGCGTGGCGTTCGCTGGCGGGCTTGCTTACAGCGGCCTCTTGATGATGGCGCGCGGTGGGCTTGCTGTCGTCGGCTTCCTTGCTCGACTGACCGTTGCGCCGATCCTCGCCATGTTGAGCCCGCTGGCGGCGCTGCGCGCCGCGTTCATCGGCCTTGCGGTTATCACGCCGGTAGGGGCTGCGGTCGCGGCCATCGCCGCGGCCGGCGTCGCCATCTACAACAACTGGTCTGGCATCAAGGCGATGTTCGGCGGGATCGCCGAAGGCTTCATGGCTGGCCTTGGTCCGCTGCCGGGTCTGTTGCAGCCCATCGCCGACATGGCGCACAACATCTTCACTTGGTTCTCGGGACTGGTCGGGCCGATCAAGGCGTCGAACGAGGAGTGGGCCGCGTTCGGTCGCACCATCGGCGGCACGGTGGCGGCGGGGATCAACGCCGCGATCTCCGCGATTGGCACGTTCGTCGGCTGGCTCAAGAGCGCGTGGCAGGCCGCGGTGAGCCTTGGGCAAGCGATCCGCAACATGGGGAGTGGCGGCGGCTCTACCGCCGGCCCTGACCCGATGGCGCCGAAACCGCCGGGGCAGCGGTGGAAACCGCGGATCAGCGGGAGCCGTGCCGGCGGCGGCCCGGTGACGGCGGGCCGCAGCTATCTCGTCGGCGAGAAGCGTCCCGAAATCTTCACGCCTTCGACGAGCGGGCGCATCCACGCGAACGCTGGATCGCCTGTTACGGTGACGATGAACAACACGTTCAGCATCAGCGGCGTGAGTGATCCGCGCGAGGTTATCGAGCGGATCGGCGACCATCTTGAGCGAAGGATCGAACAGGCCGTCCGCGGCTTGCAGGCGGACACCGGCTTGCGCTTTACGTGAGGTTGAACCGTGCTTGCACAACTCGGATCGGTCCAGATGGAAGTCTGGCCGTTCAACATGACCGAGGCCTCGCATGACAGCGAGGCCTCGTTTGCAGAGAAGTCCGTGATGGGACGACGGCCGCCGCTTGAGTTCGTCGGCCTCGGCCCGGACAGCCGCGAACTGAAATGCAAGTTGTTCCCGTCGAAGTTCGGCGGGCTATCGACGCTCGACGCTCTGCTCGATCAGCAAGCGTCAGGCCAACCCATGCCGTTCATGCGTGGCGACGGCGTACCGCTCGGCTGGTACGTCATCGAGAAGGTCAGCGAGCGGTCGTCTTATCTGGACCGCAACGGCGTCGGTCAGGTGATCGAGGTCGATGTGTCGCTCAAGCGCGACGACGCACCGGGCTCGGGCTCGATCTTCTCGATCCTCGCCGGGATGCTTTGACGGAGGCGGTGATGGCCGCGATCACCTACGAGACGGTCACGGTCAAATCGGAAGGCCAGTCCGTTGACCTGATCCTTTGGCAACGGTTCCGCCGACCGATGCCCGGTCTGTTCGAGCGCCTGATGGCGCTCGACGTGAACCAACACCTTGAACATTGCGGCTTCGAGTTGCCGGTCGGCACAGCGGTGACGATCCCCATCGAGCCGCCGCCGGTAGCCGAGACGCAACACGTCGTGTCGCTGTGGGATTGAGCCGATGGCGAAGCGAGCGTTTTACCAGATCATCGTCGCTGGGCAGGACATCTCGTCCCGGTTCAATCCGCTCTCGACGTCGATCCGTATCTCCGACAAGGAGGGGACGCATTCCGACAGCGCCGAGATCACCGTCGATGATCGCGACGGCTACATCCTGCTCCCGCAGACCGGCGCGCCGATGTCGATCCTTCTGGGGTGGGAAGGCTTCGGTGCGATCAGCGTGTTCGTCGGCACCGTTGACGAGGTCCGCTCGCGCGGGACGCGCGGCGGTGGTCGTGAGTTGACGATCAGCGCCAAGGGAGTGGACACCGAAGGCAAAGCCAAGCAGCCGCAACAGCGGCACATGGACAATAAAACGGTCAAGCAGGCGTTGGAGGAAACCGGCAAGGCCGCCGGTATCACCAGCATCAAGGTCGATCCGAAGTTTGCCTCCGAGACGCGGGAGTGGTGGGGCCTCAACGACGAGAGCTTTCTGCACTTCGGGGAGCGCGTCGCGCACGAGCTTGGCGGCGTGTTTAAGGTCCGGGGCACCGAGGCGATCCTGGCGGTAAAGGATGGCGGCTCCGCTTCCGGCCTCGCTATGGGCACTGTGACGGGCGCGTGGGGCGACAATCTCATCTCCTGGGACATCAGCCCGACGCTCGGCCGCAAGCGGCACAAGAAGTCCCGCGCTCGCTACTATGACCGCAAGGCCGCGAAGTGGAAGGAAACCGAGGTCGAAATCCTCGACCAGGGCGCACAGGCCATCTTTGGCGACCGCTACTCGCGGGCCGACGAAGGCGAGAGCAAGGGATCAGCGACCAACGGCGCGAAGGACGCGGAGCGCGAGAAGGGCGGCGGCTCGGCCGAGATCGACGGCAATGCGGCCGCACGACCAGGCGGCACCTTCCTTCTGGTCGGCGCGCGCCCCGGCATCGACGGCGCGTATCGGATCGAGGGCGTCGATCACAACTACTCGCGGTCCGGCTGGACCACGAAGCTCGAATTGAAATTGCCGCAAGGCGAGGCGGGCAAAGACAAACGAAAGCCCGGCGCTGGCTCGAAGTCGTATGAGCCGTCCGACTTCGGCGCTGAGCATATCTTCGCGCCACAAAAGTAGCGGCGCGCCACAACACAAAAACCGAGGAGACTTTTATGCGTGCAGCACTTTGCGCGGCGCTTGCGCTTGCGCTTTTCACCGCACCGGCCGCGGCTCGTGATCGGGGCTTCGTCTGGCCTTGGGAGTTTCAGGCGCCGGCCGCGAAGCCCCATCATCATCACCGCGCTCACGTCAAGCACGCCAAGCGGGTCAAGACGGCCCGCCGGCACCCGGTTGGGCATGGCGCTGCGTTGGACGGTGGATCACTCGTCGCGCGAGCGGCGCGCTACATCGGCACCAACCCGACCGGGTGGGCTCGGGTGTGGTGCGGGCGCTTCATGGCGATGATCGCGCCGCGTGCCGCGGCGCATGTCCGTAATCCCAATCTAGCGCGCGCCTGGGCGGCTTTGCCGAGGGTTGGGCCTAGGGTAGGGGCTATCGTCGTTTTATCGCGCCGTGGCGGCCCGCAGGCCGGGCACGTCGGTGTTGTGAAAGGGTTTACCCGCCACGGTGACCCCATCGTGATCTCAGGCAACCATAACCGCGTCGTCGGCGTCGGTGTGTACCCGCGCTCGCGCGTCGTGGCTTACGTCGCCGCGCTATGAAGACCCGCCCGATGGAGCCGGACCTTGGTCCGGTGGTCGGGCAGTTGAAGCCGCAGCCGATGGTCTATCGGCCGATCCCCGACATCGAGAAGCCTTCGGCGGCGTCGCGCTGTCTCGACTGGCTTCCCATCCTGGCGATGGTCGCGGTTGCCGCGTCCTCGCTCGCGATCATGGTCGCGATCTTGTCGCGGTAGCGACGGTCGGGCCGCACCTACAAGGAACATGGTTATGACCGTCCGCCTCAACGCGGTGACGCTTCGCGCTGTCTTTCCGAAGGCGCCGGACGCTATCATAGCGGCTTTCGTCACGCATCAAGACGTCCTCGCCGAGGTCTGCCAGACCCGGCAGCGCCTCGCCTACATGCTGGCGAACGTCCACCACGAAACGGCGGGGTTCACGATTAAGAACCTCACCGAGAACATCAACTACACCGCAACCCGCATGGCTGCGGTATGGCCGAACCGTTTCAAGTCGGCGGCCGACGTCCAGCGCAAGTACGGCACCGCGCCCGGCTGGCAGCGCAAAGCCTTCGACGACATCTACGGCAACCGGATGGGCAACCGGCCGGGCACCAATGACGGCTCGCAGTTCATCGGCCGCGGTGGCCCGCAGGTCACCGGCCGGGACGGTTACTTGCAAGTCGGCACGCGCATCGGCGTCGATCTCCTCTCCGTGCCCGAGCGTGCCTCCGATCCCGACTTGCAGCCCGCTATCTGCGCGGCGTTTTGGAAGTGGAAGAACCTCTCGGCAAAGGCCGACGCAGGCGACTTTACCGCCTGCGTCAAGCTGTGGAACGGCGGGACGAACGGCCTCGCGGACCGGCAGGCGCAGCTTGCGCGCATCGTGCCGATCCTCGCGAAGGCTGAGAGCGAGCCGACCGTGCCGTCGAAGCCCGCGCCTGTCCCGCCGCCGGCCACACCTCAACCCGCCCCCGCGTCGTCCATCTGGTCGGCGTTGTTCACCGCGCTCGCGCGCATCTTCGGAAAGGCAAGCTCATGATCGGTCCGATCGCACGCATTCTGGTCCGGTACATCGCCGGGTATCTGGCGCTCCGGGCAATCATGCCGCAGTCCGTGGCCGACATGATCGCCAACGATCCCGACGTCGCGGCCGTCGTGGGGTTTGTCCTCATGGCGCTGGTGGAGGGAGTGTACGGGCTGGCCAAACACCACGGGTGGCGGACATGACCGCCATCCTGTCCTGGCTCGCATCCTTCCTCGGCGGTCCCGTCATCACCGGGATCATCGACGGCTACAAGGCCAAGCTCGCCGCCGGCAACGATGCCGACAAGATCGCGGCCGATCTCGCCGGCCGCGAGTTGGACGTGCAGGCACGCGAGATCGAGGCGCAGAAGGCGATCCGCATCGCCGAAATCGGCAAGTGGTACGAGCCCGACAAACTGATCGGCTACGCCGTCGCCTTCATCGTCTTGAAGGTGTTGGTCTGGGACATCTGCCTGGGGCTCGGCTCGACGCCTGAACCGAAAGGCTGGATCGCGAGCATCACGAACACCGTCGTGATGTTCTATTTCGGCAAGCGCGGCTTCGAGAACGTCGCGCGTATCATTCGCCGCTGACCAGGAAAGACCAGCCTCAATGGAGTGGTATCACTGGATCATGATCGGGCTCGGCGTGGCCGGCTTCGTCTTGCAAACGCTGCTTCTCGCCATCGGCGGGACGTACAAGTTTGCGGAGATGGAGGCGCGGATCACTGAGAAAATCACGGACCACAGGACCGATGTCGCTAAGGCGCTGGACGTCGTCGAGCGGGCGGCGGTGGATCGAGCGGACAGCGTGCGGCGCGAGTTCGGCGAGACGGTCACGGCGATGCGTCAGCGTGCCGAACAGACCCAGGCCGAGCTACAGACGACACGGCAATGGGCGCTCGAAACGTTCGCGCGTCGGGACAGCGTCAATTCCGCGATGGATCGGATCGACAACCGTCTGACCAAGATCGACGACAAGCTCGACAAGATGGCGGTCGCGGTAGCCGCTAAGACGGACACATAG